AGATATGCGGTGTTGGAACCATAAGTGGTAAAATCTAGTTTAGAACTTCCTAATCCACTAATTGGTCCTGTAATTGTACCACCAGATGAACGGAATACTGTATTGTCAACATCAACCATAACAGTATTGTTTGCATCAACAAATGCAGTTGTAATACCGTCATTACCTTTAACAACTAATCCATCAGTAAGAAGGTTGAGTGAGCCTGAACCCGAATCACCAGAAACAAGTAATGTGGTTGCAACGTTTATAGTTGTTACGTTTGTTAGCCGACCTTTGGTGTCAACTGTAACAATTGGAATTTGTGTTTGGCCACCAAATGTGCCTGATGTAACACCAGTTGTCGGTAGAGAAGTATTGATTGTAACGTTAGAAGAACCGTTTAGTGCTACGTTACCTACTGAATCACCAGTTGCGAAAATGGTAATTGTATTCTGCCATGCATTCGCAGTACGTGCATTGCCAAGGAGTTCAGCACGAATAAAAGATGCTTGAAAACCACCAGAACCATCACGGCGTACCAACTGACTAAAAGTATTGGCTTGAGTTGCGGCTTCTAAGTCATCAACATAAGTTTTACCACCAATAACGAGTGGTGTACCGGCAGTATTACCAATGAATAACTTATTCGATGTGAATGAATATGCTGGTTCTGCGGTGTTTAATGATGCTGGTGTCGAGTTGGCACCAGAATATTTTAGTTCAATTGATGTATTATTTGTTGACATTAAAACGTTCCACCAGAAATTTTATTTAATGATTTAACTGTGTATTTACCAGTTCCAGCATCATATACAAGTGTTTGTCCGTCAGCTGGGTCAGTAGCAACAATATTAGTTAATTGTCCTAGTGATACGTTTGCTTGAGGTCCAATAGTAACAGAAGAAACTGTGGATTTGGTTGGTTTGATTGTTACTGAGATGTTTGCCATGTATTATCTCGTTACGTTAGGAAGAACAACGGCAATTCCTTCAAAGATTCGAGTGACTACACCAGAGCCATCATCAATTTCAACATCATACAAGTAACGGCCAGGAGTAAGGTTGGCTGTATTAGCCGCACTCATACCCATAGTGATTTCTCCAATACCTGGAGAGGAAACAGATACAGTAAAGTCTTTTGCTGAAGATGAGTAATATGATTTACGCATTTGTGAACGTGCAGTATAACCAACTAAATTTTTGGTTGCACCGTTCGCATCATTGACTGTGATGACTGTATTAAATGTGGCACCCTGTTCCAAGGTGATTTCAACGAACTCTGCCAAGATTATCTCCTTTTATCGTCTATTTAGTCAATCTCGGTATCTAATAATAAAAAACCCCACCGAAGTGGGGTTAATGGGAGTAAGTAAGATTACTCGTCAGCAGGTTCTGGTGTATTGCCTTCTGCAACCCATTTTAAATATTCTTGGTAGTCGTTGTTTGCTGGGTCGAATGGTATGCAAGCACCATCTAACAATCTTCGAATTGATGTTGATTCTGTTTGGCCAATAAAAGGTCGAATTAATTTATACATGTTAATTTATAACTCTGAAGATAATAATATAGGAGAAGCAAAAGAAAATACACCAGGTGCACCAGCAGCAACAGCCACGGTGCAATCAAGTATAATACTTCCACTAATTACAGGGCTGCTGCCAATAGAACTAATAATGTTTGCAGCGTTTTGTGTGAAAAAGTAATGAGTACCAGATGAAAAAGTAGCTGTTGGTGCAGCTCGCATGTATACTGGATAAGGAATCGAACCTAACGCTCTGTTTGTTGAAAATCCGAATCCAGAAAAGTAACTACCGCCGACCAAAGTAACAAAATACCTTTGACACAATGCAAACTCTGTTCCATATTGGCGATATTCAAATGCAGTAGCCGAAGAACCTTTTTCCAGCTGGACACCAGTAATATAGAAAGTAGCACCATTGGTACCTACTACGCTGACTGCGCCTGTGGCAGAGAAGTATCCTGCTGATGCCCAAGCACCCGCAGTTCCACTAGTTGTAGACCCAGCACCTAGACCCCAATAAACTGCTATGCCAGTTCCGTTTGTATTTAACCATGTGCCAGACGTATCGCCAGCAATAGTTATCCTAATTGATGTCCAAGTATTTGCGGATGAAATTGTGTAAGTAAATGGATAACTTCTGTCACCAGCCGAATTTTGCAATGCACCGCCAAATGTGCCTGTCAAACTTGAATAAACTTGAAATGACAAAGTTATGGTGGCCGCACCTGCCGCACCCCAACCCAAATCAGCAACATTTAAACCCTCAATATTTTGAGCAATATTAAATCTATCACCAGATAAAACAGCATATGCTGATGTTGATACCACCCCTAAATAATTTATAAATCCAGCGGGTGGAGTAACGGAATTATAATTTTGCTGGACATTAGCTTTTGCCGTTTGGGTTGAACGATACCAAAATCTGTCAACCAAATATTGTGCACTTGCGGGAGAAGTAATCAATGCACCAGAATTCCTTTGGTCAATCCGCATATCTCCGTTTATGATACGATTCCGCATACTACCAAAAGTAGTATCTTGTCCACCAATTTGCATACCGCCAGTAAAGTTTACCTTTGATGCAACATTGACAGTTGATGTGTAACTTGAGTCCGATTCAATACGGTCTACAACAATTGTTCCTGCCATGGTTTATCCTACTCTATTTAAAGAAGCTTCAATTAATGCTTCATATGCGGCAATAACCGCAGGTGTATGTGATACTTGACAAATTGCTTTTACATTGTCTGGTTGGTCAGAATAGTCTTGACCTGGTGCAATTGTCCAACGATGAAATGATTGTGATAATTGAACACCATCTTCCATAATACGAGTTGCTTGGCGAACCTGAACAGTACCACCTTCAACAACTTCAATTTTATCAATTAATATTTCTTTAGTTAAACTCATGTTTTTCTCTTTTAATGTTCGTCTGTATTGTCTGAAGCAGATAGGTTAAACAAAATAAAAACCAGTTGCCCAAACAATCGAACCTCCTCTAGGGTCATTTAGTGCTACGCTGGCGCTGTTGGAAACCATCCTACTTAATGCCAGGCCTGTTCCCGAAGGAACCATAATTCCAATAAAAGGTGATGATGTAAATTCCCAATTATATAATTGAATAGTAATTCTTGCGTTATCGTAACCTGAGGTACTTCTCTGAGCAAAAGGAAGACCAGCTAAAAGCAAATCGCCGCTTGCAGTTCCTTTTGAAAATGCCGAAATTCGATAGTCAATTGTAAAATAAACAACTCTACCTATTTTAACGTAAGTACCAAACCTCTCCGTAGAGGTAATACTCAAAGTACCAGGAGTTTCATAACTAATAGCAGGAGTAAAAGTACCTTCTTCATAATCATCAAGTGTATTTGGGTCAGCACTTGCATTAACTGCAGCGGGAAACGAAATACCATTGTTTGCATAAAGCAAACCGCCAGTTGTTCTAAGTGTAGAACCGCCAGCAATAATTTCTCCACCGACAATATTTACACCGGTAGAGTTAAAGAATGAAACGTTAGACCCACCAACGTTAAATGCTAGGTTTGAATCTGATTGTACTCTATCGACTTTAATTATGCCTGCCATTATTCACTCTTTGGATGTGCGTCTTTTACTGCTTTGATTGCTGTGTAAAAGTCTGATGTTTTATTTAGTGTGCCTGCATCAATAGCGTGCCACAACATATCAAGTTGGTCACCAATAGTTGGGTACTGTCGAGCAGTTTTGTATGCATTGGCATCTATGTAAGCCTGAACTGTAGCTTCATTATAAGATACTACATTACCATTTGCATTATAGGCAACATCACCACGGATAGTAACCACATTGGAATGTGTTGCGTAGATTGCTTCGTTCTTGGTCATCCTGCAATCTCCAATAAAGTAATGGTTGATGTTCTTAAACTAGCGTGTTGCGCTTCTAACGTATAAATTGCAGCACCAGTATACATTTGAGTTTTATAAGTAGTAGCACTTGTAGTTGCCGGAGTATCTAACACAAAACATGTATATGTGCCATGTGCATATTGCATATACATGTTTGTACGAGGGTCTGTATAAATTTGTGTAGCATCTCGTAATACTCGCCAGGCACCATAAGTGTTTGAGCCAGAAGTAGTTGAACTGAGTGTTTGTGCTACACAAACTAATATTTTGCTAGTTGAAGATGTAGGTGTGATAGTTGCTGTTAATCCAGTATCTACAAATGATGTGCTAGTAGTTGATGTTCCAGTTGCATAAGCAACATTAACCACCTGCAACACCGCACCAGTATACATGTTCGTTCTAGAAACTGATGCAGCACCTAATTTGCCAACAGGAATTGAACCTGCGGCAATTGATGCGGCGTTAATTTGACCGTTCTGGTCAATAATCTGAACACCAGTATTACTATGAAATCCGGCCGAGTTGATTGTGGCAAAAGTAACATTACCTACATTCAAACTTAATTTGTTAGCATCCGTACGGATGTAATCTGCAATAATTGTGCCTGCCATTAAAATACCGTCCAAGTTGCGTTATTTGCAATTGTTACTGTAACGTTGTTTGCAATGGTCAATGGACCTGCTGAACTTGCGTTATAACCTGTTGCAATTGTAGCATTCTCTGTCAACACATTAGGATTAACACGAATGATACCATATGTATCTGCTGCCAAATAAGGGTTTACAGTTACACGTTCACCAAGGTATGTCAACTCAATGTTGTTTGTACCTGGAGGTGGTGCTTCTGTGAATACAATCTGTCCGTTGATTAATGCATATGTACTGGTCTGTTGTTTAACACCAGAGATTGCAACTAATACAGATGCTTCGTTACCGTGAGCATATGCTAGATTGTATGCGGTAGTTGTGCCGTCACCAGAGAAGTACTCTGAACGGAACGTACCTGAAATGTTTTGATTACCGAGATATGACATGGTTTATTTATTCGCTCTGTGGTTCGTCAGCTGGTTCAGGTGTATTGCCTTCAGCAACCCACTTTAGGTATTTTTGGTAATCGGTGTTGTCTTCAGCCAAAGTAAATGATGATGTTGTGCCTAATATTTGTACAGCAACAACTTGATTTGTTCTAGGGTCTTTAATTAATTTATACATTATAACTCCGATGAAAAATCGCTCCAAGCACTTGCGTTTGAACCGAATACATGAGCTCCAGGTCCAGTAATACCAGAAGCAACTACTGCTTGGATTGTGACAGTATCAGCACAGGCAGCATTGATTCCCAAAAATGTCGGCGTTCCTTGGCCACCACCAAGACCTTCAATGACAAAGTGACTTAAAGAAGAATAACTATACGATGGTGCTGCCCGCATTGTTTGTTTTAAATAAGCAGTTGGAAAACAAGTGTTGCTTCCATTACCTGCAATAAAATGTCTTGCGTTGCCACCACCAGAAATACGTTGGTAATAACGTTGACACAATGAAAATTCTGTACCATATGAACGATGTTCGAAAGGAGTAGCTACTGCTCCTTCTTCCAGCTGTACACCTGTGATGTTAAAAGTTGCACCGGTCGTGGCAATTAAATCGACTTCACCGACTGCGCCTAATTTGCCGCCAGCATTCCAAGCATCGTTTGACACAGCCTTGTATGTGCTTCCGCAACCTAATGAAAAAATAATATTTATGCCATATGCGTTACCTGTGTACCAAGTGCCGGTTGTGGGAGCTGCAATGGTGACAGACTTTTTCTCCCAAGTGTTTGCGGCGTTGATGTTGTAGGTTGTCCAATAAGATAAATCAAAGGCGCTATTTCGAAAGCCTAAGCCAAATGCTCCTGTGACGCTTGAACGAACCCAAAAAGACACCGTAAACTGTTGAGCATTGGCCGTACCAAAAGACAAGTCAGAGATATTATGTGCTTCAACATATTGTTGAATACTAAAATAACTGCCAGCTGCAACAGCAGCACCAGTTGAAACTGTGGCAAGTATACTGTTAGCAAAACCTGGTGCCGAATTAGCAGCTGATTGTTGAATTGTTACTGTTGAACCAGTCCAAACACGGTCTACATTCCAACGGTCAAGTGTGTATGCCGAACCTGCTGTAACACTAGCCCCTGAATTTCTCTGGTCAATAGCCATGGCTCCGTTAATAATTTTATTTCGGAAAGCAATCTGGTTACCTTCGTTCGTAAGCAGATTAGTGATTACGTTACCAGTAGGTGATACTGAGTTGACTTTAATTCTTGATAGTGGCATAGTCTTATTTATCTCTTATTCATCAGCTGGTTCAGGTGTATTGCCTTCTGCAACCCACTTTAAATATTCTTGGTAGTCGTTGTTGGCTAGGTCGAAAGGAATAAAAGCGTTATCCGTTGAACGCTTAACTACCGTAGATACTGAACCTTCTACAATTGGTTTTTGAAGTTTGTACATTTATAACTCCGCAGAAAATGCCACGTTAGCAGATGTGCCATCTAATAATTTTGAACCAAAACCAGCAGTAGCACCTGAAATCGTAAAAACTACAGACGCCATTGAAACGGAAGCTGTTTGCAAACCAACTACTGTAGGTACTCTGTTTGCACTATCTTGGCATAAAAAAGTATTTGCTGCTGAAGAAGTAAATGTTGGAACAGAACGCATAGTTACTGGAAAAGGAATGCCATAGGCACCCTCATTTGTAGCTGTGTTATATCCAAAACCAAGAACACCGTTACTTGTGCTACTAGCTTTATAATAATACTTTTGACACAATGCAAGCTCTGTTCCATATGGACGATAATCGAAAGGAGTGGCCTCAATTCCTTTTTCCAATTGTACGCCAGTAATATAGAAAGTAGCACCGTTAGTACTTACAACTGAAGTTGCTCCTGTAGCTGAAGCATAATCTGCATTAGTCCATGAACCAGCAGCTGCACTATATGTTGAACCAACACCAATACCAAACCCAACTAAAATTCCTGTGTTATTATCTGTTAACCAATTTCCAGTTGTTTCTCCTGGAATTGTTATAGTTTCATATTCCCAAGTATTTGCGTTATTGATGGTGTAGGTATATGGATATGAGCGAGTGCCGGTAACATTTTGAATTGTGCCTCCAAATGTACCAGTTAAACTTGAACGAACCCAAAATGACAAAGTTACTGGTGCTGCGTCTACAGTTCCCCATCCAAGGTCAGCGGTATTAAAACCTTCAATATTTTGCAACACACGAAAATAATCACCTGCGGCCAAAGAGTAAGCAGATGTAGAAGTTATACCAAGATAGTTTGTAAAACCTACAGGAAGAGCAACGCTACCAGCATTTCTTTGCATGGAATATTTTGACGATGCTGACTGACTTGCACGCCAACGGTCAATCGAGAAATATCCTCCAGATGTAGGAGTCACGCTTGCACCAGCAGTCCTCTGGTCAATTCGCATATCTCCATTGATAATCCGATTTTTAAAACCGAATGGTATACCGCTACTTTGGTTTTCTATTGCTTGCGTTGCTGTTTGAATTGGCATTTAATTAACCTTGTGCTAAACGACTAGCTTCATATTCTTCTTGAACTTGTGCAGCAGTTTTTATATTAGCTGCAAGAACAATTTCTTCTTTTGTACCGGAAATTGGTTGACCTGCGGCCAGTTTACGTTGAACTTCTGCGTTAACAATCTCTTCAATTGCATCTTGGCATCTAGCATTAACTGCATTTTGTATCCACTCTTGTTGAGAAACAGTAACAAAAGAAAGTGCTTTATCTTGCGCCGCAGAAATTGTAATTGTATAATTTTTTGACATTTTAATCCTTTTATGCTACTAATTTGATTGAATAATTGCAGGCACCTTCAGCGCTTCCAGTTAACTGTTTTGAAGTACCTGCGCTTTGCCATGCAACAAATTCTAAGTAATCGTTTACCGATAGAGACACATAAGTTGAAAGTGATAAAGCTTCATAACCAGCTATTGATTGGTGATAATCGTAAACAACATATGTACCATTTTTCTTTAACATAAATTCAACAGAAAAACCTCCAGTTGAGTCTTGAATTCTTATTTTTCCGTGAACAAAGAAAACACCGGCAACTTGTGCAGTAAATCTTCCAGCAGAATATGATATACCAGAAGAACCTTGATTAACAAAATTTTGATCCCAATTTACAACAGCGTTTGTTGCTGTAGCTACAGTTTGTGCTGTGAACAATCGACCGGCCAATACTGGTTGACTTGGCATTGTAACACGATTTAGTGAATCAATAGAAATACTATTTACACCAGTTGTATTTGCAACACTAAATGATGTTACATTTGCAAGTGCAATTGTTGATGCTCGAACACTTAATGTATTTGCACCAACATCTAACTGGACTTGACCAGCAGAAGTGGCACCAAAACGACCTACTTGTGAAGTGCCTGCTGAATTGAATAATGAAACGTTGCCTTTAAATGATGAGTTCTCAGCAGCCAATGTAATCGTTGGATTACTAATATTTGGTTGAACCAAACTGGTACCAGCAGGAATTGCAGTAATAACAGATGAACTACGGAAGCCTAAGTGCTTGATGTGTACATTTGAACCACTTGGTGGTGCAGATGTGAATGTGATTGTTTGACCTGAAATTGTATAGTTGAGTGGTGCTCTTTGAACAATACCATCAACTGATACAGATAATGTGTTTGCATCAGCAGGCGCTTCAGATAAAGCATACGTAGAAATTGCAGTATTACCGATATAGTTATCAACAGTAAACAAACGAATGTTGTTTGCTAATTTGTTGTATGATACTGAACCATCAGGTAAATAGACCTGAGCGCCAGAATCAAACTTACGGTAAATAACATAGATGTTGGAAGAACCAGTTGGAACTGCTTCTGTAAATATTAGTGATGTGCCGTTAACATCATAGGCAACGATTGGTTCTTGTTGAACGTTCTCAACGAAGACTTCAAGGTCAACCGCTTTCTGCACGAAACGAGAAAGAGTAAATGTTGTTAGTGAACCGTTACCAGAGAATCTTTCCGCATCACGGGGTTCCGCAGCGGTTCTCATTGGGTCGAAAGGTAAATTATTATTGCCGAGATATGCCATAGTAGTATTTATTCGTCCGCTGGTTCAGGTGTATTGCCTTCAGCAACCCACTTTAAATATTCTTGGTAGTCGGTGTTGGATGGGTCAAAAGGAATATATGCGTTATCCGACAGACGCTTAACTTGGTCTTGCTCGTTACGAATATTTAATGGACATAATTTATACATTTATAACTCCGCTGATGCTGTTGCATGAAACTCATATGTTTGAGCTGCTACACCATTTGTTGATGTCTGAATATAACTAAGCAAAGAATTTGTGCCGTGGTTTTGTACACTAGATACTGTAATTGTGGATCCAGAATTACTATAAACATTAATTCTGTCTGCGGTTCCTGTTTGTGAGTATAAAGTCACGGTTGGAGTTACCCTCATTGATACTGGCAATCTTGGATTAAATGCTTTTAATCTAGATAAAGTCCCGTCTGCTAAAGTCTCACAATATACGCTGCCTACAGATGTACTTGTACCAACAGCAACATCGGTATTATATGTTTTATAAAAATATCTCTGACACATTGCAAGTTCTTGTCCAAAGGGGCGGTATTCAAAACTTGAGGCCGTAGAACCTCTTTCCAATTGAACACCAGTAAATGCCCATGTAGCTCCAGTTGTAGCAACTACAGAAGTACCTCCTATTGCACCACGATAATCACCAGCAGCCCAAGCACCAGCAGTTCCTTGAAGTGTAGAGCCACAACCCATATCCCAATAAACAAGCATGCCAGTACCATTTGTTGCACCGACCCAAGTTCCTGATGTATCACCTGGAATTGTTATTGTTTCATACTCCCAAGTATTTGCTGAGTTTATGGTATATGTGAATGGGTAAGAACGGTCTTGTGCAGAATTTTGTATTGAACCACCAAAAGTACCAGTTAAACTAGAACGAACCCAAAATGATAATGTTATAGTTTTAGCGTTTACACTTCCCCAACCAAAATCGGCGGTGTTATAACCTTCAATTTTTTGAATTAATTGTGCTCTAGTGGAAGCACCTGATGCTGAGCCACTTGTTATTGTATAGAGTAAAGAAGCAGAAAAACCTACAGGTGAATTACTACTTTGAGCCAAAGTTCCTGTTGCAGAGCCGTTAGTAAAATATGAATATCTGTCAACAGAGTAAATTGTATTGTTGTTGGAAGCAACATTAGCTCCAGCATTCCTCTGGTCAACAGTCATGGCTCCGTTTATAATTCGATTTCTAAAATGAGTCCAACCAGACGATACTGTTGAGCCGTCATCGAATGCGATATTACTTCCGCTGTATGATACAGTCATGTCTTAACCTTTAATTAATCTCTGCCAACTGCTCATCAGTTGGTCTTTGTAATGTTGGGTGTTCCCATTTGGCAATGTAATCGCCACGTTCATCACCATCGTTTTGCAATGTGATTGTACCAAATGCAAAATCGGTAAATGTTAATTCTGGATAAATTGTTTTAATTTTTTCTACTAATGTCATTATGCAGTCCTTGCCATATAACCATTAAACCAAGTTGCACTACTTCCAAAACCAATTGATGCAGAAGCGCTAGATATGTATCCGTACAATTCTACATAATCAGTAGTTCCATTTAGATACACTAAAGTTGACACACCAAAACAATCAGCTGCAATATAATAATTGCCATTAAAATAAAGTTGAGTACCTTGTTTAAATATAGAACCATTTTTGTATAGTGCTGCAATTTTTAAAGCACAAGCTGCCCCATTTCTTAAATATAAAGTTCCATTAATCTGATAATATCCAGCAACAGTAGGTGTAAATCGACCTGAAGAAAAGTTACTATTAGTATCATATTCTTCTGTATCTAAGAGCGCCTTTGTCCAAACATCACCTGTGATTGATTGGTTTGCGCTACCATTTACTTGATACGCAGCAAACGCAGGACCATTTCCAACAACGTTTGCTGCCAAATCTTCTTGAATAATAGATGCATTTGGCAATCCACCAGGAGTTAAACCTGTAACGTTACCGTCTCCATTAAGAACTAATGGCATCTAATTGCTCCTGTGTTGGTTGTGCAAGTGTTGGATGTTCCCACTTGGATATGTAGTCACCTTGGCCATTGCTATCGTTTTGTAATGTAATAACAGTAATAAAATCTCTGTTAGTCAATTCGGGATAAATTGATTTAATTTTTTCGTATAATGTCATCATGCAGCCTTAACTAAAATGCCTTGAAACCAACTATATTCAATTTGCGTACCATAAACGGTTGCCCCAGCGCCACTAATGTAAACATATAACTCAGTATAATCAGTTGTTCCATTAAGATATATTAGTGCTGCTCCGTTGACGTATGATTCACCATTAGTAACTGAAATTCCACTAGAGCGTTTTTGTCTGACACCATTTTTATAAATGTCACAAAGATTCAAAGATGTTGAGACACCGCCAATATCTAACTGCCAATTGAACTGATAATAACCGGCAACTGTTGGTGTGAAACGACTGGTACTGGTGTCATAGTTACTATTTGTATCAAATTCTTCTACATTAAAAGTTACTTTTGTAAAAGTGCTACTAGCAGTACCTGTTTGGTTTGCGCTTTTATAAGCACTAAACGCAGGAATGTTTCCGTATGTTCCTAATGTGACACCATTCTGTTGAATGTTTAGTGGACCAGTTCCGTCAGCAAAAAATGTTGAACCTAGTACACCAGTTGTTGTTGTATTAATTAATGCCATATTATAGAACCGTCCATTTCTGACCTGTTGGTACTGTGATTGCCTTACCGTTTAAAATGGTAATAGGACCAACAGACATAGCATTGTTACCACCAGTTAGTGTGTAACTGTTGTAAACTGTATTGGCATTTTCCAACATAGCAACACCGGTTTGAAACGCTGTGTTAGCGCTACCACCAGTACCCCAAATGCCACCTTGAACTCTAGTAAGTGCCATTTTTATCCTTAAGCGATTTCAAGTAAAGAAACAATCACATCTACTGAGCCGTTGGCGCTTGTAGTGATTTTCACACTATCTGCTGCCTGTAAAACAACTTTCTGGTCACCACCGATAGGAACTAAGGTAGACCCTGTGAGGATTGGCGCATTAGATATAATTGAGTAATCTACTGATGAACGAGTTAAGAAAACGTTTGCTGTAACGGTACCAGCACCTTTGTTTGAAAGTGTCATACCGATAAGCGTTGTCTGTGTTGCACTTGGCGTAGTGTAGATTGTGTTACCACTAGTTACAATATTTGCCGCAACGTTACTTTTGAAGGTGTTTGCCATTTTTTATATTTTCCTTGATATTCTTATTTATCCAAGTGCGATGGCCATAACGATTGCTTGACCAGCAGGTTCGAACTGAAATACTGAATTACCAGTAATACGTTCAATATTTGCATTATTCGATACATTCACATTCACTACATTCATTACACTATTAGGTTTGCCTTCTAGTGTCCGGAAGTAGATTGTATTTGCATTAATGTTATCTAAGTTGGTGTTACCACGTACGGTTAAATCACCATTAATAATCGTATTACCACCAACATATAGGTCTGAACCTACATTTAGTGTCGTGCCAACTCTTGCGTTATTTGATACGTTGATTGTGTTGGCAGTAATATCACGTAAGTTGGCATTATTGCCAGTAATCGTGCCACCAAATGTGATGTTCCCTGATACTTCTAGGTCATTGAAACCAATTGCATCAAGTTGAATATTACCACCAACATACAAGTTGCCAGTAATATTAGTATCACCATAGACCCAAAGGTCGTCACCAATCCATGCATCAGTTGTTACATTAAGTGATGCAACATTATTTAGAATTGTTACATTACCTAATGTTGCAGAATTTGCATATAACACGTTAATGCCAGCGGATGTGCGGACATTAAGAATTGCACCTGTACCAGAAACTTGAAGTTTTGTATTGGCGACAAAGGTCGCACCGTTACCATCAGTAAGGTTGTTCGCAACCGTAATTAATTCTTGGGTGGCAATCAACCATTGTTGAAACGTATTGCCAGTATTGACTTGTTTAATTGCCATTAATTACCTCTGTTTTGTGCGAGACTACGCAACAAACTTTTAATTTCCAACATATCTTCTTCTATTCTATTCAATCGTTCATGCGTTTCGGTAACTTCTTTTTTCTGACGATTAAATATATTTTTACGCATACGATATGAATTGTATGCTTCACTATTGGTATTTAGAAGAGCTTTGGAGTTAATATCTCTCAAAAGCGATTCATTTTCAGTTTGTACAGTTTGCGTTTCCATTATGGTGCCAATGCCAATGTTCTAAAATCTCTAATTAAAGGAACGAATGTTGGGTCAGATGTTGTCATAACAATCTTAATTGCAAACGTTTTGAAAGTATCATATGTTGCATTATTTGAACCAACATATTGACAGTCTGTTGTGAACGGCAAGTATAGGTACTCACGGTAGTCACCGACATATTTTGATTTGATTGTGTTCGGTATTGTTTCATTACCTGTCTGAACACATTTCATACGAACATATGGACGGTCATCAAAGTTGTCACCATCTTCTGCGGCTAAAACTTTGTAGTAAACTTCAATGCTTGTTTGTGAAGGATTGTATGCAGACATATAAACACGTAACATGTTTGCATCAAAACCATCTTGTAGTACAACTCGGCGTGTAATATAACGTGCCTTTGCATTGCCACCACGAGCAGCAACTTCATTTGCAATTCTAACTGTAGCACCAGTACCGCCGCCACCAGTTACGGTTGCGGTAATAGCATCAACATAACCTAAACCTGGTGCATCAACTTTAATGTCAACAATTTGACCTGTTACAACATTTGCAACAGCATATGCGTTTGCACCAGAGCCTTTTGCGGAAGTAATTGTAATAGTTGCATTGCCACTAAATCCTGAACCTGGATTTGTAATTACAATGTCACCTGGATGAATTTCTGCATTATCAATAACGTTTTCAATCGCAACGATAGAAACACGTTCAATATCGATAACAGGAGAAACAGTATCATCAGAGGTAACAAATTCTGTTTTTAGAATGTATGCACCATTATTGGCAGTTAAAACTTTACGTTCATCTAAGTAATAATTTTCACCAACGGTTGCATCAGCAAAGTCAGCATCGAAAGCACCAGTTGCATTTGATGTTGCCTTGTCGTAATAGAGAATATCGGTATCTTTGAATACCAATTCTTGTGTTGTAATTTTGCGTAAATCGTAAACTGTGTTAGCAGTTGCAGCTTTACTATTAAGTTGTAGAACTGTGGTACCGGTTGTAAACTTACAACGATTCAAACGGAACATTAAGTCTAATTCTTGATATGGTGTATATGTTGAACCGTTTTGTGATTTAAAGAATGCACCAGCATATGGCTGTTCAGAAATCAAACGGTCAGAACCATCCAAACGTGTCTTACCTAATTCGGCAATATAGACAGAGTATGAATCTGAGTTTGTGTAAAGAACGATTGAATGTTCACCTGGTTGTAAATAAACTGGTGCAGAAAATTTAAATCTTGTGTACTTTGTGTTATCGCTGAACGTAGGTACATTACCATCAATACCACTAACTGTGTTTATGTCTAACGATTGTTTAACAACCTCACCAAATGGGTAAATTGTTGTTGAGTGTGGATATCCATTAACAGTAGGACGTAACTGAAGTGTGAATGGTAAATATGTGATAGTATCTTTTTTCTTAAAACACAAGTCGATACTATCCGCAAACATACCCTTAGGATATTTTTGAGCGTCAACAAAGAACGTTTGTGCAACTGGGTCAATATTAGACATTAGTATTCCCGATAAACTTATTCACAATTTTTGATTTGATAAAATTTTTAATTTTTTCAAATGGTGTTGTAACGGCAGTCAAGGCCATTGTTACAAAATAGAAGAATGACAATGTGAAGAAGATTGTGTAACCTTTCAACAATGTGTCCTCTTTATCTAGGCGAGGATTAATCCAACCAATCAAGGCACAGATAGGTAAACCAATACCCATCATAATCTTACCAGCAAGGTTAGATTCTTTACGCACCTTCATCATGCAGGCCATTTCTTCTGCCCATGGACGTGCCATCTTGTTAGCATACTTGATGACGAAATTCTTTTGAATCTCTGTACGGTTTGTTTGGTCTGGCCAGAAGAAACCTAGGTTAGGACCTTTGCCTTCCATCCAGTCAACAACTGTCTGAGCCCAATACACATAACCTTTATAGGTCATTGGGTATCTACGTTTCAACATAACACCGAAACGTTGGTCAGCAGTATTGATATCATTCTCAAAGTAACCAAGTTTGTTCAACTTAGCACAGATAATCTTACAGTCATCACCACCTGGTGCAGGAGTTTCGTCCCGCACAAGAATACCTGATTGAGTAACAACAGGGTCAAGTACTGCATAACGTGGTGCAGAAGTTTGTGATGCTGACAACTGTTTAGTTTGCAATGTAGGTACACGTACAGAAACAGAAACTTCTTCAACAGTATTTAACAGGCCGTTGGCATGAAAATAAGCATCAGCAAACGATGTAATATTATCTATGTTATTGTTTGTATCATTACAAATACGAATCAAACGAGAACCGGTACGGAAACGTAAACCGGATTGTTCATATGACGGGAAGTGTACACGAGCAGGTGCAACACCAAAGTCATTGGTGTATAAGTTACCTACAGTATAAATTGATGTACTGTCAGGAATAATTGTCCATGCTGCGCTGATTGTTGCAACTTTAGTTGAACCGTTATATGCAGTAATTGTACGAGTTTGACCTAGACCTTTACCAGCAATAATCTTAATGTACTTGTAACCACGAATCTCATCTTGGTCTGCCTTGTCCATCACTTTCAAGCCAGTTGATGGCCAGTTGATGGTTGGGAACACAGCAGAGAAATTACTATACCAGTTATTATATGGCATACCGTTTGTAAGTGTGATTGTTGTGCTACTAGCGGTAGTAACACCACCTGTACAGATTACAGGAATATCAATTTTAGCGGTTGCACCAGATTTTGCGCCAGTTACAGTATCATTTGCAGCAAAAGTACCTGATACATCAACCAAGTATATACGAGCTTGATTCAATGACCATGAACGGCCGCCTTGGAAAATAACAGTACCACGACCACCTGAAGATGATGTAACAGTTTCATATTCACCAAACTTATCATGGAAGTTACTTGTTGCATTATACAAATACAAACAAGCAGGACGTTCAATAAAATCATTAATTTTAATATCATCAAAGAATATATGAATGCGTTCGTTTGAACGTAAGTTCTTAGCAACAGCAATAACTTTCTGAGCACGAATATACGGAATAACAGACAAATCAACTTGACGATTACCAATAGATTTGGTAATAGTTTCTGGCACCATAATTTGTTGTGTACCAGAACGTGTTTGTTGTAATGTGAATTGTTGAGTTACACGTTCTGAAACATCTCTTATGACCAAGTTACTGTTGTTCGGGTCACGGTATTCATCACCATTAATTGTTTGAACACTATAGCGGTCATTAGTAACAGTCTTGCTACCAGCAACATCTTCCCAGTTATTCCAGTTTTCACCCCAGCCTGGTAGGTTAGAACGTGGGTCATTCAATGCTTTACCAATTGCGTCCCATGCATCATTACTACCTTGTAGGTTAACAAGAACATCAGGGTTCTTCTTAGTATCAACCCAAGTATCAGATGCAGGTGTTAAATCAATAGAACCAACATAGTTGGTCATAGTAAATGGGTTAACTAAAATTGCGTTACTTGCAATGTCTTGTACAATTGCAGCTTCAGAAATAAATGATGTAGTAGCAATAGAACCAGCAGAAATATTTGAAGTAGTATTGTTTGCATCAATAACAAATGCGTGTGAGGTTGGAACAAACGGTGGACGTAGTTCACCTTTTGATTTGTCTACTGAACAACGATATTCGAAGTTGGATACGTCACCGACACCGTGGCCACGGAAATTATCAACAAGAATACCATTCTTAAATCTTTCCAGTCCATTCTCATCAAGTACTGTTGTATCAGCAGCAGTCTTTTCTAATGAGTTTAAAGATGTGTAATATTCAAGGTTATCAATACGTTTTTCTAAACGTCCAATGTCTTTCATTGTGTAACGTTTGTTTTCAACGTAACGCACAACAGTATCATTAGGGAAGAATGTGTATGGTGACAAGAGAATTGTGTATAATGCCATAGCATTATCTGGTGTCACAGGAGTTTGTGCATTAACAGCAGGCAAACCTTTGATGACTTGGAACTCACGTTCCGCTTTCAATACAACCTTGTCGATGCGTGGAACGTAATAACTGTAATCTGAAGTTAGACTCTCATCAGCTTTAGGAATAGCAACACCATTCAATGTAAAGTTAGGTGTTACATTAACCGCATTTGCACGAATTGGTCGGAAGTCAATACAATCACGTAAATTATAAATTGTACCTGATGTAGGACTTGTGTATTTTGGAATCTTTGCGTAACGAACGTCAGCAGTTGCTCCCAAATTAATGTGTGTATACGAATCTACTGAACAGTAACCGTCACCAACATGTGTGAAGTAGTTAACAAGAACTAGAATCTGACCAGTAGGAGGCAATGAACCTGGACGCAACGTGATGGCACCATGGTCATAATAGTTGTCACGTTGACCATCATCTAAGATGTATCGGTCAGTAATGTCTCTAGATGAACTTGCCATGTCAGCAGCATCAACAGCATCAGCAATATTACCAGAATCAATAACTTTGAACGAAGCTTTTCGGATTGTTCCATCAGCTTTGGTAATTGAGAAATGACCGTACTGTTCTTCAAATGAACCATCAAGTTTAAATATATCTGAAATCCATAGATTATCAGATTTACCTGGAATTCTGTTTGGTGAGGAAATTGCAACTTGACCAGCAGCTGTGTAAACTGTTGCGGTGCCAATTGTTGTTCCACCTGTAGTATATGCAAATGTTGTGTTTGCCAAATTTAATTGTTTTGTTTTGGCAGCAGGCGAATTGTTATCTACAGAAGCAATAACGTCAACAGTAAATGTATTTGATGAATTAAAATTCAATGTTGAAGTTCCACCAGAAACAGAAATTGTTCTGCTTGCGGTGGTAAATGGAATTACTTGTCCAGATGTAAATTCTGAACTGCTTGCATTATTGGCAACAACGATAAAATGTTCAGTCTTTTGAGATTCTGACAAAGAACCAGAGCCAACAAACAACGTTGTAGCTGAACCGGTTGAAAGTGCCAAAGAACCAGAAGAAACTGTTACGTTTGTATATACTTTACGTGTGCGATAAGCTTGGTCGCTCATTCCATAAGAAACGAAACTTTGTGGAATCGCAAACAATAATGTGTTGTAATTTGTGTCGGAGAAGAATGTATTACCAGCAACAGTACCACCTTGTTTATTTGAAGTGTATACGTCTGCGTTTGCTTTGAGTGTAGAACCGGTAGCAATAGTAATAGAATCTACATCTTTGACATTGAACTCAATAGAATATACTGAGTTTGCTGTTGGTGAAGTTGGGAAGTTATTTGCAACAGTCAATGTACGAGTTGCAGCAACATAACCCGAAACTCTACGTGCAACGTTATCTCCAGCAGAACCTGTGGTGATACGAATTGTTGCATTGGCAAATGCATTATCGGTTGCAGGTGATGCACCAGAACCAGGAAGAATCAATGTACTTGTTGAACCACCAGTTGCATTACCTGTAATAGGTGTGAATCGGGTATCAAACACATATGCATCATACAAGTATGTGCTTGATAGTTGTGTGTTAGCAGCAGAAACATATTGCAACTGGCGAACACGAGCAGTACCAATTTTTGTAGAGTTGTATGTTGTATTATTTGCAGTTGTGATTAAACCAGATTGCACACAATGCATATCGGTGGTTACCATATTACCGATATCAAAGAAACCTCTTACGTTTGCGGCAACAAAGTAGTTACCATAGTTTGCTGCAATGTCGTAGTTGTTTACAGTTTCAGTTGTACGTGCTTTTTCGATTGACAAGTTAGTAGGTGCAATCGTTTCAAATTCATAACCACGTACATATGCTTTACCTGGACTCAAAGAAGCAGTAATGAAACTTGCGTTGGCGGCCGCACCGGCTGCAGGAACATGGTCTTTCAAGTTCAATGCAAAAGGACGAACGGTGTAATCACCAGATTCGTCAAATGTACGGCGTGCGAATGTGGCTTCTAAGTCAGAGTAAATTGGGTACTTAACATTCTTTGTAACAGTACCACCATCAGTACGAACAATTTCAATGAACTTAGAATCGTCTGTAGAGTCTGTGGTTCTCTTCTCTAGTGTAAGAGTAATTTTGTAACGTGCGGAACCAGGAGCTTGATAGTTTGAAGCATCAAGTGCTGGATCCAACAAAGATGTATCAGTAACTTCAGTTACGATTTCATCATCATAGATTAGACCAACACGATAAGTAACATCGTTTGTGTACTTACCGAGAATAATTGTTTGTGGCAATACTTTAACAAAGAATCCATCAACATAGTAGATGCCTTCATCGATGTGAGCAATAGAACCCAAACCAGATGATGCAGTAGAAATCAATTTAGCATTATATGGAGAAGCTTCGATAGTATAAATTGTTTGAGCATCAGACAGAACAACACCGGTTGTATACTCAACCATGATTGTTGGAGGCTCAGTATCGGTGGCAGCTGAAACAGCAACAACCTTACCAAGACCACCTAAGTGGCCTAGTGCGTGAATGTCACCAACTGATTTACCTATAAAGTTGTTAACATCAATATCATTACCATTGATATCTGTAGTTTCTAATTTGTGATAACGTACCTTTGTTGATACGTTAACTTGACCACCGGTTACAACAGAACCGTGTTTAAAAATGTGGTTACCAAAACGAGAAACTTGATTTTGTAGGATTGTTTGTAGTTGAGTTAATTCACGAGCTTGAACTGCGTAACCTGGACGAAACAGAAGACGTAAGAAACGTTTTTCTTCATCATAATCGTCATAGTATGGGGTTACATTAAAGTTTCTAATAGTCATTTTATTCCTTAAAACCTAACAACAAATCTGATGTTTTCTGATTGACCATTTGAACGCTCAACTTTTTTGAAATTTTCTGCATATAGTATGTCACCGGTATACGGTTGAAATTCTGGCCTTTTAATATTAACTACTGTTCTGCTTACTGCGGAATTTTCACCAATTAAACCTTGGCCAACAACAGCAGAACCTCTTACTTTTGTTAAACGCACCACGTTAGATGTTTGTGCATGTACAAAACCAACAAAGGACTGATATTCTGGTGTACCTTGATAAACCATCTCATTCAATTGATATTGTGTACCTGAAACCAATGTAATATCCGTTGTCTGTGAAATTACAGTATTAGAAGTGGTAGTATTTGCAGCACTTATTCTTCCATATTTATATGGGTCTCTTAGAAGACCATACTGTCGGAATGTTGTATTTGTAGAAATTATTCCACCTTCAGTAGAATCAATTGCACCAATCTTAACTGCAACCATTACATTGTTTGCAGACAATTCTTTTGCGGGGTTAAATGCATGGCCAAATTGTGGTGGCAATATAACTCTTGCATTTGCAGCGGTGCCAGAACCATAAATTTTAACATTGGCATAATTGTAGTCTCTACCATATGTTGACAACGTGATAGAATTTAATGTTCCGCCTTGCACGTTTGCACTTGCAGCTGCGCCAGTTCCATCACCAATGATATAAACTCTAGTTGAAATGGTAATTGTGTTTGCGCTATTTGCACCGCCACCGTTTGCAGTAGTCGCAAGAGATATATTAATAATATTGTTTGGTGTATCAATACTTGTAATATGTGTACCCACAGATATACCTGTGCCTGATACGGCCATATTAGAAGATACGTTACCCAATGTGGATATGCGTAAGAATGATTGACCTGTGGTAAATGCGGTTGCGGTTGCGTTTACTGTCTGATAACCAGAACCACTATTTGTAACAACAATTCGGTTAATTTGACCAGGAACAACACCTGTAGGATTTACATTATAGTCCAATTTTGAACTACTGACTGGTGCTGGAATCCATGTATTGGAAATAAACTTATTAAACGGTTTAACGTTATACATGTACTTCCAAATATAACCATCAGAAGTAGAGATTGTACCGTTTGATGTGTTATAGTCACCAGTTGGTTCAATTGTTGATATTACAGCAGTACCGTTTGATAAACATTTATATACATTACGTTCGGCAGTAATAATATACATGCCATTTAAATTTTGACTCGCATTCGCAGTCAATAAACTGGTCATGTCAATGGTGTCATCAAATGAACGATAACGAACATTTGGCGTCCACTCTTTTCTTGGAATAACAAGTTCCACATCGTTGCCAGTAATTTTCTTTGCGGCATACATGTTATCCCAAGTTTCTTTTTCAAACTTAACTGTATCTTGAGCCGCAGGAACTACATCCTCATTTACATAAGGAACATGGTTTGCAAGGTAAATATAACCAATCGTGGCCGGTTCTGGTTCATAGAACGATTCTTTGAACTGTTCAGCTGTATTAAACGATAGTCTTGTGGTTGTGGTAGATGACATGGTGTTATTTATTTCTCATTACCAAGCATCACTTGAAGAAATTCTACTCCAAACATTTGTTGTCCCATTATAAGTTGCGGTGCAATAGTAGAAATAATTATTAGCAAGATATACCATGCCTTTAGTATCACCAGAGGCACCTTTATTGGTCGATGGTGCAGCAGCAACAAATACAACTGAATTTGCAACAATGACATTAATGTTTGCCACATTGGCATTGGTTGAAACTAAATTGTTTGCAGTTGTGTTGGCTTGATTTCTTACTACTTGAATTCTATCAAGGTTGGCGTTAACTCTAACATCAAGGTCTGATGCAAGAGATGAGGTAGAATTTGCCAAACTATATCCGGCATTCGCATGTGCATAAGCACCATTGGCGTGGGCGAATGCGAGGTTGGCAGAAGATTCTAAAGTAATTGCTAAACTGCCTAATTGCAATGCCGTGTTGGCAACATCGTGTGCTGAATTGGCATGAACTCTTGCCGCATTGGCCTGAACGAATGCTGGCGTTGCAATGTTTGCTTGAGTATAAACTGTTGCAATTGTATTTGAGTTGGTATTAGCAACAATGTATGCGGCATTTGCGTGTGCGAATGCTGGTGTTGCAATATTAGCCTGAGTGTAAATTACTACAAGATTGTTTGCGTTTGTATTGGCCAATGCATAGGCTGCGTTAGCATTAAACAATGCTAAGTTGGCAGTATTTGCAGATACCGCACCAACGTTTGCTTGATTATATGCCGCATTCGCAGTTGCAGAAGCATAGTTTGCGGTATTATTTGCAGTTGTCGCAGTATTACCAGAATTGTTTGCAACCTGAAAAGCTGCATTGGCATACACACCACCGCTTGTAACGGTCAAAATCAATGTTGCAATAGCCGAAGTTGATGTGTTTGCTTGGTCATATGCACCACGAGCATGTACGTTCGCTGAGTTGGCGGTAGCAAATGCACTATTGATAAAGTTCGTATTCAATGTAACAGACAAACTATTTGCAAAATTGTATGCTGAGTTTGCATGAATGACTACAGAGTTGACAGTATTTGATACTGTGCTTAATGTCTGTGCGGTAGTATTTGCTTGTAACCAAACTGTTGCGATTGTATTCGAGTTGGTGTTAGCAACCAAGTATGCCGCATTGGCATATGCACCAGCAGAGTTTGCATTAATTGTTGCTAAGTTTGCGGCATTCCAACCAGCAACCGCAATGTTACTTACGTTTGCAATATTGGATGCAACATTGATTGTAATTGTGTTGGATAGTACATTTGCGGCGTTATAAGCAGAATTTGCATGTGCATAAGCACTTAATGTTAATCCAACGTTTGCGGTTGATACTAAAGTGTTTGCTAAATTAAAGGCACCGTTTGCGTGAATGTATGCGGTATTGGCAGCTTCAAATGCTGGTGTTGCAATGTTAGCCTGTGCAAATGCAGCCACGGCAGTAGTGTTTGCGGAACGTGCAATTGTGTTAACCGTGTTACCTAAACTGAATGAGGCTAGCGCCGTGGTGTTTGCTGACAGAGCAATTGTGTTAACTGTATTTGCCAGATTAAATGCACCTGTCGCATGACCTGAAGCAAAGTTTGCAGTAGTATTTGCAGTATTGGCCGTGTTTGCGGCACCGTTTGCATGTGCAAATGCTGGTGTTGCGATATTTGCCTGTGTGAAAGCTGCGTTAGCTCGGTCAAATGCAGTATTGGCACGACTATAAGCAATGTTTGCATAGTTATCGACAGCCAAATCCAGACTGGATAACGTCAGTTGTTTTGTCGTGAATGTACCACTACTTTTATCGACAACAACAAACACCGTATTGTCGGTGTTTGCGTCTGGTGTACTCAGTAGAGGTAAGTCCGTGATTCGTGTAGATGCCATCTATATTCCTATTAATCCGTTTATTTATAACGCCAGATTAGTTAACTTGTTTTTCGATACAAAATTGCGGTGCCAGAACTTGGAATGTTTGGTGTGATGTAGACCTTATAAACTTTTCCGTCAGTTTCTACATTTCTTGAAATAACTCTTACTTCATAACCATCAATTACAACATTAGAACCAACAACGATACCTGCAGCATTCATATCAACGTTGTAAGCGTCTGTTGAAATAGAGTAGTAATAGTAGTCTGCCAGACCAACCTGTGCGGTATTAGCAGGTGTCGTTGGTACATATGGTTCTTCACGTACAACAGGAATTCCTTCTTCTGTGCTGATGCCGCCTGTGCCAACACCGCCAATACCAGAAATTGGCATTATAATAACAATAATTTCTGAGTTGACAATGTTGCTTGTGAGATTAGGTGTAACAGTAATTGTGTTGGAGTTGACAATATTAGAAATAACAACAATCTCATTGTTAACACTAATGATAGAACCATTAGAGATAAGTTGATTGTTTGCCGCACCAGTAAAGTTAATTGTGTTACTTGTAATTGTTGATGTATTGCTTCTACCGTTTGCGTAACCAGAAATAGTAGCAATAGAGCCAGGATTCGTTAAGTCACCATCAACAAAGTTTCTAGTATTGATAATAACATCTAATGCTGACCATTCACCATGTTCTTGGAAACCAGCTGGGTGCAACAATTGTTTGATTACGTTTTTATAACGTGAGAATTCAATTTGTGTTGAAATTACATATGAGTAATCGTGATAATAATTACCAGATTCTAAACGTGTCTCTTCAGATGACAATAAACCATCTGAAGTTACAAAACGACCTGGTAATGAAATGTATGGGTTTTCAATCTGTGCATTAGCAGTTGCGGTGCCGTCACCTGATTGTGTCAAATCAATTTGTGGAACATCTAAGTAACCGTTACCAGGACTTGTAATGGTGATAACAAGAATTTCACCAGATTTTTTATTTGATTGGCCAACAAGAATTTCACCATCACCAAGAATTGATGTAATTACTACGTTAGCGCCATTACCTGTTGGTGATGAAACGACCGTTGTTGGCAATGCACCTTGTTCATAACCTTGTCCACCAACCAAATACAAGTCATAGTTACCAACTTTTTTGTTAGTAGTATTGAATGTGAAATTATTATTTGCAACCATGTATGTGTCTGATGAAACTGACGATACAAAGTTGACTTGATTATTAATCATAATCTTAGCACCAATACGCAACTCTGACATGAATAGTGTGCCGGTGCCAATTACAACTGTTGAGTTTGCGGTGGTGTTTGCTGTACCTGAAATTCTATATGGTTGAAATTCCATAACCTGAATCATACCATTTGAAGCGACTTTAGTTACGGCAGCTGCTGCACCTAATCCTTTTTCACCAGGTTTGTTAGTAAACAATATTTCATCACCAACAGCATATCCTGTTCCACCTGCGTTAATTTTAAAACGACCTAGTGAACCATAATCATTAATATAAAAAGTGTTGTTTGCAAACTCAGTACTTGCACCCAAAGCATTCAATGGAGGCGGTGATGAGAATGTACCATTTGAACTTAATAGTGCAACTGAAACAATTGGTCCTAAACCAGTAAAAGTGGTATTTGATAATGCATCAGCAATAACAGTATTAATTGTTTCGGAAGGAACAACAATAGCAGGAAACAAATAGTCTGTAGAAGACAATAATGTATTTTTGTACGTTTCAATAATGTCCGGTGAAATCACAAAGGTATTTGGACTCAAGTTGGTAGCATAACCACCAGCATCAACTTCATCTATGGCAAGGCGTAAAACTTCAGGTGGAAAACCAATAGGTAAAACATCTGAACCTGGTTTGAATCCAGCACCACCATAAGTTACAACAATTCTTTCAATAGAGCCGGCAAAAACTTGACTAACAATAGCCGTAGCAGGAGTTGATGCGCCGCCACCAAAAACAATAACCACATCACCAACGTTATAACCAGAACCACCATTGATAACGTTGATGGTTCTTAAAATAGAAATTGTTTGAGCTTTGATTTTAACCAATACACCATTGGTGTTAAAGATATCAAAAAGTACTCGTTCACCTTCTTTAAATTTACCTATTACATTTTTTTCAAATGTGAATAGTGAAAACACCGGTAATTCATTGATGTTTTCTTCAACAATCTTTTCTGTGATAGTTGTTGCACCAGAAATTTCACCAGTAATCTTTCGACTGGCAAATTGACTAGGATTTAATGAAGTAAAATTCTTATAATAAACTTCAACCTCGGCACCATCTGCCGGTGCGGTAAGAAAGACTAAACGCAAATATTCTTTTTGTGTATAGTATGTTGATGGGTTTTGTTCAGTACCATTAATCGTGACTGTAATGTCTTCTTTTGATACAGGTAAAATTAAATCAAATTTTTTATTTACACCATTACCTTCATAGTAACTAAAAAAGTTCTTACTAATACGTAATTTGTTATCTACAATCCATGTACCATCGGATGCACGTAGTATGTTTTCCGATGGTCGTCTAAATTCAATCTCTTTATTATAGAGCGCACGAAATAAAAATTTAAAAGATTTTTCACTACCTTTGGTCAAATAAAGAGGCAAAATATTCTTTAATAAGTATGCCTTGTCAATTACAGCGTCTTTAGGAATAAAACGCATGAATGTTTCCATGAAGTAGTCTTCAAACTCATCAATGGATTCGTCTACGTTACTTAAATCTTTTAATGTCTGCGCTTTAGCAAGAAGGTCATTAGTTTGTGTGCCTTGTTTATTTTCAAGGAACTCATAGTATGCCTCAAGAAAAGATTGGAATTTAGGATACTCTTCCCTCACATAAGAAGGGAGTTGTTTTCCAACCAATAATGATAGTTTTTCTGAACTCATTAAATTGCTTCTAATTCTAACGCAATAGCTGTTGGGTCGTTTTCGTCAATTGTGATAATTGTACTTCTCTGCGATTGAATAATATCATTCTCAGATTCAACATCAAGACGCATTAAATTGTCCGATGAGGACAAACTAACAATACGTAAATTGTTAATAGTTACATATCCAGTATCGTAGTTGATTGAACCAACATCCGAATTGATAATTTGTTTTTCCGCATTGGTGTCGAAGTAAACAACACGTAATGTACCGATTCTGCCTGTTGCCAGAGCAGAAGCACTTGCCGAAACACCGCCACCGCCTGTGATTGTCACAACGGCACGGGTATATCCTGTGCCTCGGTTGGTGATATCGATTCGGTTCAAACGGCCGTTAACAATAACAGCCTCTGCGGTCGCACCAAAACCGTCACCTGTGATTGTAACTGTAGGAGTTGTTATGTAGTTATATCCAGGATTCGTAACGTCAATCTGTTCGATACCCGTGAATGATTGGGCAGTCTCTTCAATTTGAGCATTTCTCAACACACCAAATGTATCATATGTGGTAAACTCGGTAGATAACATTCGGTTAACTACTGTACCACGGTGTAGTGCGGAATTGTAATCGATTATGTAAGATGCAATCTGGTTAATCTTAGGCTCAAAACGTTTTTCTAAACGCAGTCTTGTTTCGGAACCAATAAATGAAATGTCGGTATTGTCAATTTCATCTTGCAATTTAGATAATACAAACAACGCACCAAATTTGTTCAAGTTGTTCAAGTTATAATTTAATACTGAATTTCTAGTAGCATTCAACAAAAAAGGAGTATTGTTGACTGTTTTTCTTTTCTCATATTTAATTTTAGTGGTTGTTTTCAAGTACAAATAATTTGGGTCACGAATTTCAATATTAACACCAACAATAGATTTTGGTTTAATGATGTCTTCAATAATGTATGCTTTTTCTGACTCTGAAATATAATAGTTTTGTTTTGGTTTCAAAGATACAAACACTTTACCATAAACTTTTGGTACTTCATCTTCACCACCCCAAACGGATAAAGAATCAACGCTTGGGTAGTTACGTTTAATATATGATTCATAATCTTTGAATGTGACTAAACGATTTTGTGTTGTAAACTGTGATGGTGCAGAATATTTAATACTATCAACGGTTTCACGTGATGAACCGCCAGATGCGACTGTGATAACATCTACTCGAATTACATTAAAGATGCCGAGGGCCGAGGCTGCTACAAAGTCTGTTGACTTATTTGCAGAAACACCATTTGTTACCAAGTATTCAATATTTACAATAGCTCCATCAGGTAACTTTTTGCCAACATTGCCATCGCCAAAATAAATCTCATACTTGCCATCACGACCTTCTTGTAAAAAGAAAACTTCAGACAATGCAGAAACTTCAAAGATATCGGTAACACGACTATAAACAGTACTACTTGTATTTGAAGATGATGGTGAAACACTTACTTTGAGTGTCTTGGTATCAATGTTCTCATCTTGTAATTTGAAAATAGATTTTGGATTCTCAGTCAATGAATGTTCATAACGATATGTTACTAACTGACCTTCATAGATATCAATATTTTCAAAAGAAAAATCAGTATTCGCTTTAGTGATTGTTACGTCTTCTAATGTTACAAAATTGTAAGTACGGCCGTCAAGAATACCAGAAATGAAACGATATCCTTTTGGAATAGTCAAAGTCTCTGTTGTATTAGTCGCCGTATCTACAAGAATATTAACTGTGGCTTTTGAAGCATTCACAGAAAACGGTATATAACCTAATGTCTTTGCATGAGAAACTACAGAATCACGCAATAGTGCAGTATCCAAAAATGACTCATTTGCCACCATATTTAAATAGTAAGCATTGTAGTGAGTGTTGTATGCCAACAAATCAACAAGCACACTTAGGCCAGCGCCTTCAAAGTCGTAGTCTTGAAATTCTGTTTGTTGTTTTAGAAAGTTTTTAAGATTTGACTTGATTGTGTCAAAGTCAAGGTCTGTAACCTTTAAACGGTCTGCCATTTATCGAATCCGTTCTAGTAAAAATTTGATGTTAATTGGTTCTGTTCTGTTGATAATAAAAAATTCAAGTTCAACCTGATACGCATTATCGTCATACTTTGGTATTGTGGTAATTTTGGTTACCTTAGCTCTAGGTTCAAAGTTGGCAATCGTCTGTGAAATTTCTTGTTCAATCTTATTAGCGACAATAGAATCTATATTTTCAAACAACAAACGGCGAATATTTGAACCTAAATCCGGTTGAAATGGACGTTCATAATGATTCGTAAGAATCAAATTTTTGATTGCGTTTATGACTGCGATTGGACCAACATTTTTGTTGATATCCTTTCTAACCGGATGGATAGAAAAGTTTAAATCCAAGTCTCTATAGTCTTTTGGTATTTGAGTGATTACAGTTGCCATCTTCTATTTATTAAGCTAACCTAGACAATAGTTTGTCGGTACCAATATAATTATTAATTAGTGTATTTTCGCTGCCACCCATACTACTAAACTGTTTTAAGGTTTGATAGTTTTCAACCATAGTTTTTGAATTGTTATAGTAGTTCACATCATGTTCACGGCGTATTCTGAGTGTGTAGTTAATTGTTGCAATTTGTTGGTCAATTGTATGTACAGTACTGTATGACAGGTTTGAAGTGTGGGTCGTTACTTCATCCGGATGAACTCCTGAAGTAACCGAAGTGAGACTATTCGCAATCTGATTATAATATGGTGTAATTGTTGTATTACTCGTTCCAAGTGTATCGACAATAAGAATACTGGTAAAATTTCCCATTATTGGAGAATTATTTCCAATATTGTCGGTTTTGTTGGTCAAATACATGATTGTTTTACCAATACCCATTGCTGTGTCGTAGTGTGGTAACAACGCAGTTGCGGGAGTAATTGTTGTTACACCAGAGATTCTATTCGTGTGAGCAATGAATTGGTCAGCTTCTCCGCCAGTAGTGGATATAGAATTTGCATTAACCGCAATATTAGCAAACAATGTGGTTGCACCACTATTCGCACCAACAATACCTGCTGGTAGTGAAAATATTTGAATGCATTTATTTTTAATTGCGGTAGCAGGAGTCGCAGTTGGATTTTTAAAATAACCACCCACACTACTATCTGCAATGTCTTGCGATTGCCATTCATTTAACAATGGAGGTACCGAATCTAAGAATTTCTTAGACTCTGTGGATAAAGGTGTTATTGCACCTTCAGGGTCATTAAAGTTATAACCTAATTTTTGAAAAATTTCTGCCATATTAAATCATACCAGGGAAAGGAGTGCTCGAAACACCATGTGGTGTAATATGCAAATGGAAATTATGCAATGTAGTATTGACAACATCGGTCATCAAAATTGCAGACATTAGACCAAAATTACCCATCGGTGCATTCACAGAAACAACTGAGTTAATTGAACCTAATGTGTAGATAGATCCAGGTATAGCAACAGGAATACCTAAAGATAATCCACCAAAGACTGAAACGAAACCTAAAGGTCCAGCGTTAACACCAGTACCAGCATCAATACGTGTTAATGAAGTAATCTTATCGGCAGTCAGTTCACCAGCAATCGTTAAGTCTGAATCCAAATATAAGTGGTCACCAGTTGACACACGTAAAGAACCGGCAAAACCTGGATTAGAACCAATGGTCATGTCATTTTCAGACAAGATTTTAGCTTCACCTTTTACTACTTGTGTGAAGTCACCACGAATCTCTTGTTCATAATTACCATCAATACGTTCATACTTGTTACCTTTAACGTGCATGACAGCATCACCTTCAACGGTGATATTACATACACCTTTGATTAGTACATTCTTGTTTTTGATATTAATTTCATAACCATCACCAAAAACTTTATGCACCTCTGTACCATCAGAATGCACTTCAGTAAAAGTACCAGAACGGTGTTGCAAACGAATACGTTCACGACCTGGTGTATCATCCATTTCAAATGAATGACCAGATTCAGTTTGTGTTATGTTATTGTATGGATAAACCGGTGGACTATCAACGTTTGCTTGCGATTCCGGTTCAGTCCAACTGTTGTCAAAACTTGGCTTTGTTGTCATATTATATTAAGGTGAACTTGCAGTTGAGGAAGTATAACCATATGTATTAGCTGCCTCGGACGATGATGTTGAATTTGTTGCAATGTAACTTGTAAGTGTATTACCTACAGCCTGCACATCAGCAGCACTTGCAGGTGTGGCAAGAATACCAATAATGGCCGCAGGCACAGCAGCAATAGTTGCTGAGTTACTAATAATTTGTTTAGCTTCATTAGTTGCAAGTTCTATTTCTTTAATTAGTGCTGATACATCTGTTTCTGAACCTGAGCCCAATGCAAACAAGTCTTTAAATCCATTGGCCAATGCGCTTAAAAATTCAGCCAAACACTCTCTAAACATTGCCAATAATTTAGCAGGTAAACCTAAAATGTAATCAATCATTGCACGGACTTTTCTGGCAAAATCAATAAGAACCCTAGACAAATCTAAGATTTCTTTCAGAATCTTATTAATATTTTTCAACTCACGAACAATGGCCTTTGCAAGTGATACAAGTTTTGAAATTTCACCACTAGGTTCTAAACCTAAAGCGGCAAGCAATGCTCGAAGTTGTTTACGTACAGCTTGAAGAAAAGAGCTAAATTTGGCACGAGCAAGCGCAGAGTTTTTTTGCAATTCGGTAGTAATATCACAAACGTGGACTCGTTTGTTATTTGTGATATGAATCATTGACTTACTGACTTCACCACGAGCCAACGGAGAATTTGTAGGTTGTCCTACAACACGGTCTTGTGTACCAGCAGGAATCTGAGGACCAGCAGCCTTTTGTGCGACAGTACGTGGGTCATTGAAACCTTTTGATGGGTCATTGTTATACATCTGAATGCCAGGGAAAACACCCATAACAACAGGTTTATTAGCCAACTCACCATCCATAAAATAACCCATAACCCACTCACCTTCACGTGGAACGGAATATGAATTGGGAGAGTTTACTGATTGTAATGTTTGTGCCCATGGCAAATCTTTAGTTGGTAACAAAGATTTCTCTTCCGGATGCCAACCAATAATACGTACACGACAATGGCCTAGTTTCAATGGGTCGTTACGGTCTTCAACGACACCGACCCACCAAACGAAACCGTTTAATCCCGCAAAATCTTTTCTAATCATTAGTAATCACCCGCTTGTTTTAACGACAAATTTGAACCTAGTGTCAAAGGTTTATTAGTAGAATCTGATGCAACTTCAACAAGAGTTTCGTGACGATTGTACTTAATGATGTGACGGCAACCAATAACCAGATACTTACCGTTCAACGCTTCATCAGTATTATCACCTGAGTCACCCTGTATCGATTTCATTGGCATATCTAAGTGCAAGTTTAAACCGGATGATATCGCAAAGTTTCCTGGTAAAACCATCTTAACACGTTTTTGCATCAAGTTTTCAAAGATTGCTCTGCGTTGAAAAATGTAGTTTTGAGAATCATCTTCAAATGTTAATGATGATGCGTTTTTATCTTTAATATATGAACTCTTCAATCTGCTGCCAGGAAAAGCAAACAATGATTTGCGTGATTGGTTCATGCTTGAATTTAACTTGTTGTCTTTATTAACTGCCAAGTTAATGTTTGGGTTTGCATTGCCGTGTCTCATCTTTTGATAAATGTCAGCAATGTTAATATTTTTATGTTCAATCGTTCTTGTTAATGTATCAAAACCAATGAATGACCCGGAATAAGCACCTGAACGTGTACTTGAAATTGAATCATACTGTGATACAACTTTAACATAACGGGCACCTAACATTTCTGTATATTCAGTCTCGGCCAAGTTTTTAGGATTAAAATTTACCTTGAACAATTCGGGTCTACTGAACAATGATGATAATGTTGCAAAGTTATAACCTTGAGAATTTTGAAAGAAAATGAAGTTAGGTGAACTCTGTAAATCTACTGCCTTTTTGGCCAGCCAACGCAAGGCATCAAATGGTGTCATGTTTGGTACAGCAATACTTCTTAATCCTAATGACTGTTCAATCAAACCAATTGAATTTGGTTTTGAAGACAAATCCAAGTAGTCAGTTAAAATTTTGTAGGCAATATTTGAATAAGTATCGGTATATGATTGATTAATCTTTTGTTGTTCAGAATAAATGAATTCGTCTGAAACAAAATTCAACACATACATTTCACTACTTTGATTCTGACCTTTGCGTTCAGATTGTTTGTAGATTCTGAATGCTCGTTTAATTGATAACTCATCATCTTCTTTACCAATGTTTATCAGTAAGAATTCACTACCATCAAACAACAAATTGGTTGATAGTCCGACAGCATCACGTATGACAATACTACCCGACATACAAGGTGTCAGTATACTATCGTAAATATTAATCTCTTCATAGATACCAGAAACGTCAATGTTACCTTGCTTGGTAACAATCGTCAGCTCATTGATACTGAAGTCGGTTGTTTGATTTATGTCAAAACTCATTACAATGCCATCACTCGTCTAAACTCTTTTTCCAACTCAGAAACAAATTCAGGTTTTAACAATTTAATTTTACGCTTACTTTCGTTCAACTCTTCTTCATACTCAAAATGTGTTCTTGTTGACTTGGTCACGGCAAAATTAATTTGTTGCCCATTTTTTAAAGTATAATCGTTTGTTGTAACGGCCAAATTTGTATGTGCATTTGCATCAATACTAAATTTTTCAACATTCTTTACACCAGTATTACTTATCGTCTGCGTTTCAACCTTATAGTAATCTTTGACATTATTTCTTGCCCATAAAAGACCGGTTTGTCCTGCAGCTGCATTAGGTTTATACTTATCCTCAACATATGAAACAAAGGTTGCATAGTCTAAAGGGAAGTCAAAGCGAGCATCAAAAATGTCATTCATTGACATAACAATCCAATGTTTTTCAGCAGACTTGTAAAACTTATGTGCAATAATTTCTGGTGTATCACCATCACGCAATTCATACTCATAATACACAGAAGTATTATTTTTAAAATCATCCGATAGGTTAAAACGTGCAATGATGTTGGAAACGTAATCTACATCTTTTTGATTTTCATCTAATGAATAAAATGCTTTTGGAAAGTATTCGAAATATTTTGCCATTAGTAAACACCTCCTTCACTAGTTCCTCTTGAAGAGAAATTGGACTTGGTAAGAATTTCTGTTTCTTTGAATTGTAGTGACAAGCGAATACCAACTGGCATACCAGTTCCACCTAGACTTGGTTTGCCGTCACCAAAAACTTCATATGCTGCAAAACCGTTAGGTGCATAATCAACGTTAATATCTGTCAATACACATGTTGATACTTTAGGAATATTCATGTTTTCTTTGCCATTGTACATGAACTTGATATCAAACTCTGAAGGTGGTACTAAAAAGTAACCACTACTTCCTTTTACATATTCTGGTGCTTGATGAAATTTCAAACGACCAATAATCTTTTGTACCTCGGCTGCTTCCTTTTCGGAACGTGGGTACATCATAAATTCAAATCTAAATGACCTGAATGATGGTGAAGAATACAACAACTCTAACATTGGGTTAACTACAGCACCTTGTGTTGCAAAGATTGCTTTACCAATATTCGATTGATTCAGGATGTAACCTGCAACAAATGGAGTCAAGTTACCAACTGCTTTACCAATTTGTTCAGCTGATGCGCCACTTTTTAAAGCATCAGCAAGAGATGAACCAGCTGCAGCAGCTGCCGCAAGTGGTGAGTCACCTAAACTCACATCAGAATAACTTTGATTGTAATCAAATGCCATTGTATCTGGCATATACAGAGCAATAGTATCGGTTGTACGTTTGATTGTTCGTACAAAGTTTTCATTGGTCAAGTTGTTATAATATGCTGATGTTGTATCTAAAACACCTTTTGTAGTGTTAGCGGCTAAGTTAACCAATGGATTATCAGATGATGTTGCATCACCAAACAACTTAGAAATACCATCAGTAAGTGATGATATACCAGGAATGTTATTCAATGCGCCTTGAATCGCTGAACCTGTATTTTTAATATTGCCGGCCAAGTTCACACTACCATATTGACCCGCCAAAGCTTTACGATTGGCAGTAATAGTAGGTACATCAGTTGTTCTGCTTCCCTTAAATGATGTTTTGGCTTGTTCATTAACGTGAACCAGTAAGTAGTGGCCACGGTCATAGGTCGTACCCAAGTCTTCCGGATATCGAAATACGTTGTAGTCGAATTTAGAGTCCACCAAATCGTTTAGTGGTCCTCTAGACCCTTCTTTATTGAAGGTTATATCTGTAAGAGAAAATAGCGCCATTTTAGTCCTGTGAGTTGACTACATATTTATATGACTTTCGGTAACAAATCATATAAAGGATTCTTCAAGCCTAAGAATCCGGCAAAGTATAAAGGTGACCCATCCAATGTGGTTTATCGTTCATCATGGGAACTTCGTGTGATGAAGTGGTTTGACGACCACCCAAATGTAATATGGTGGTGTTCAGAAGAACTTCACGTTAAGTATTTTTCTCCAGTAGATGAGAAATGGCATCGTTATTTTCCCGATTTTGTTGTAAAAATGAGGAGAAAAGATGGTACCGTTATGACCTATGTATTAGAGGTCAAACCTGAGTTTCAAACGAAAAAACCGGTTCAAAAAAGAAAAACTAAAAGGTTTATCCAAGAATCAATGACTTATATTGTCAATCAATGTAAGTGGAAAGCAGCCGATGAGTTCTGTCAGGAACACGGATGGCAGTTTAAGGTGGTTACTGAAAAGGACCTAGGTATCTAATGAAAACGGAACACCAATACTTATGCAGTATATCAGTAAAAATAAGGCAAAGGTATAGGTAAACAATTGAACATAAATAGAGAATGGCATATCTTTTAGACAGAATACAACAACAGTTGATGAAAACTGGTTACGAACCTCGTTCAAAGCAGGCTCGTGATTGGTTACGTGGTAAGGTCAAGGACTTAAAACCTACCAGACAAACAATGATGCAAGACCGTGATAGATTGACAAATTCTGCTTTCATTGGTCATATGTACTTCTATTCCTACGACCCAAAAACAAAAGACAGTTTGCCGTATTATGACCGATTCCCTCTGGTGATACCCATTGAACAATATAAAGATGGTTTTCTCGGCATCAATCTACACTATATTCACCCAAAACAACGCATACTGCTTCTCGACCAATTAAGTGAGTATGCCACAAATAAGAACTTCGACATACGTACCCGGTTACGTTTAAGTTACGATTTGTTGCGTAGAGCATCTAAGGCTTATCAAGCAACTCCTTGTATTAAACGGTATCTGTTTTCGCACGTCCAATCACGCTTCGTAGAAATCTTTGCGGATGAATGGGACATTGCTGCACTATTGCCTGCCGAAAACTTCGTTGGTGCCTCTACAAGCAAGGTATGGTCAGATTCTAGGAAAAAATTCTAATGTCATTTTCACCTCAATTATTCTTATCCAACGTTAAGGCAAAAGACGGTCTTGCCCGTCCAAATCGATTTGAGACAATCGTGCCCATTCCAAAATATGTTGGCGATTTTGTTGGTAACTCAATACTTGAACAGATTGCAAACTTACCAAACGTATTGTTTACCGATGTTCAGAGTGGTATCAATAACTTACTTGGTAACAAAAAAGGTGACCCACAATCTATGTCTGCTAATCCAACAATGTCACGATACTTGACATTGCAATGTGAAACTGCGGAGATTCCGGGTAGGACTTTACTTACAGCAGATGCTAAGGTTTACGGACCAACTTATAAAGTACCATATCAGACACAATACAATGATATGAGTATGACATTCTTATGTACCAACGAATTCTATGAACGTAAACTGTTTGAGCGTTGGATGGAAGCAATTATGCCTTTAGACTCCAGCAACCTTAGATTCCCTAAAGGTGAGAATAGTCGTTATCTAACAAACATTCAAATTATTCAGTATGATGATTTTATTAAGAAGATTCATATTGTGGAATTGAAAGATGCTTTTCCTACCGGTATTGCACCACAACAGTTGAGCTGGGCCGATGATGGTTTTCACAGGTTGAATGTTCAGTTTGCTTATCATAAATACGAAACACTATACTCAGGTCAATACGATTTGGGTCAGGCTGCGGCCGCACTATTTGGTACACGTGCTGCTGCATGGTTTGATAAAACAACCACAGAACTTGGTACCGGTGTGACGAACACACTATTGAAAGTTTTTTAATTTATGGAGATGAGTTATTATGTTACCTAAACTTGATGTGCCGATGTTTGAATTGGTTCTTCCATTAACAAAGAAAAAGGTCAAGTTTCGACCGTTCTTAGTTAAAGAGGAAAAGATTCTATTGATGGCGATGGAATCAGAAGATGATAATGCAACATCATTAGCTATTAAACAGATTGTTAATAACTGTTTAATTAGTGATAATGTTGATATTGAAAGTATGCCTGTTTTGGATTTAGAATATTTGTTCTTAAATTTACGAGCAAGGTCTATTGGTGAAGTTGTTGAACTGCAATACAAGTGCAACAACAAAGTCAAAGATGATAAAGGTGAAGAACAAGAATGCGGCGCAGTTATTAAATTGCCTGTAAATCTTTTGGAAATTGAACCTGTCATTCCAGAGACACACAAAAATAAAATTGAATTCTCACCAACAATGGGTATGCTTATGCGTTATCCATCATTCAAGTCTATAGAAAATGAAAGCAATTCTGATACGACAGAAGTTGAACGTGTGATGAATATTTTGGTAAACTGTGTCGAATCTATTTACGATGCAGATAACATTTTCTATGCGAAAGATATTCCACAAGAAGAACTTGTAGAATTTATTGAAAATTTAACCCGTGAACAATTTGTAAAAGTGCAAGAGTTCTTTGACACTATGCCAAAGATTAGTAAGAAATTAAATTTTGGTTGCAAAAAATGCGGTTACAAAGAAGACATTACTGTTGAGGGTCTTCAAAATTTTTTCGTATAACTTTTCGTCATGATAACCTGAAGAACCATTTTGAGACAAATTTTGCGTTAATGCAACACCACAAATACTCGTTAAGTGACTTAGAAACTATGATACCTTGGGAACGAAGCATCTATGTTTCAATGCTTGTACAGTATATTGAGGAAGAAAACGAAAAAATTAAACAACAGAAGTTAACTAAGAGATAAAGATGGCATCAAATTTTTCAGATATTGTTAAGTATCAAAGAGCACAGGGAAGAGGAGTTTTAGGCTCACTCGGTTCTGCTATGGGTCAATCCACATTACAAAGGATGGATCCTAGAAATTACCTGTTCAATAGAAAGGGAGCAATGGCATCATTGTTTCCTGGTCTAAAAGGATACCAAGCAAAAACAACATCTGATAAAATCTCTAGTGGCGGAAGTTCAGGTGGTTTTTCAACCGGTCAGGTTGAATTGATAACAGAAAAACTTGACCAAGTAAGAACACAAACAGGCCTTGTTGCCAAAAATACATTGGTGTTACCATCTCTTGCAAGAGATTTCCACCTTGTAAAACAAAACATCATTAAATTGGTGAAGTTACAAGGCGGCACACCAACAACAAAGGCTGGTGATTTCTTCTCACGCCAAATGGCAAGAGAATCTGCATATGAATCTAAATTTGGCAACAAACCCACACCAGTAGTAAAAACAGAACAGAAAAAAGAAGGTGGTTTCTTCTCAAACCTTTTTAGTGGTGGACTATCCGGTATTTTGAGTAATCTTGTTAGTACTCTCGTTAAGGGTGGTTTAATCGTTGGTGCTTTGGCAGCAATAGGTAAAGCTGTTGAGAAATTCTTTTCCGACCCCGACTTTAGAGAAAAAGTCTTTACTATGATTAAAGATTTCTTTTATTCCGATTTTGGTAAAGCTTTAATGATTGGCGTGGGTGTAGTGGTTGGCGTATTTGCAACTTTCAAACTCGCATTGTTGGCGCTCGAGGCCGCAGTTCTAATGGCAGCTAGAAAGATTGGTGCCCTCTCTGGTATTCCTGGAGGTGCAGGCGGAGGCGGAATACCTACAGATACACCAGATAGTGATAGAAATAAACCTGGTCAAAAAGGTCCAACTAAAGATAAAAATGGTAGAACTTTACCACCAAGAGATGCAAAAGGACGATTCACCAAATTACCTAAACCTGGAACAAGTTCTGTTGGTATAGGTAGAGCAGCTGGTATTGCGGCCATTCTTGGCCTATTAGTCGATTCAGTTTATACATCAGAAGATGATATTGCAATCATACGTGACTCAGGTTTTAGTAAATCTAAGATTTTTGAAAAACTGTCTGAGGAAGACCAATCTCAATATTTGGCCAACGTTTATGACAAGAGCGTACTTGAAGAAGATTTGAAAAAGTTTCGTCAAGAATTAATGTCAAAATATAACATTAAAGAAACTGGCGCAATTCTACGTTGGAAAGAACGTTATGTCGAAACGCCTGCCGCAGCAACACCTGACTCACCAACACCTTACAACGCAGCTAAAGATAGTCAAGCAGCGAATTCACCTTCATCAACTGCTACCTCAGCAGTCACCCAAATGAATGGCGCAAGCGGTACATTCAATGGTTTATCTCGAGCTCAACAAGATGCATTCTTAAATGCTCAGTATGAAAGAGAAGGTAATAAACCTGGAAATTTGGCATATGATTTAAATAATCCTGGTGCTATGTTATATGCCGATTGGCAAAAAGCTTATGGTGCTGTACCAAATAATGATAGAGGTAAAGTATTTTCAAATGGCAAGAAAGTTCCTTTTGCTGAGTTTCCATCATTCGAACAAGGACGTGAAGCACAAAGAGCATTATGGTCTTCTAAGTATGGAAGCATGCCTCTATCTCAAGCAGTTGCCACTTGGTCGGGTACCAAAATCGGCACAGTAGAACATGCAAATTATACAAATGCATTGATGACGGCCGCAAATAATAGTGGCGCAAACCTCAACAATTCATCAGTTGCAATGGCAGATGGCAGAACAAACACTTCTGGTACTAATCAAACTGTGAACAATACACAAGTTGCTCAGGCAGCACCGGCATTTAAACCAATGGAAGTTCCTGATTTGAAAGTGTATGATTCCGATTTAGCTAAGTTCTTACTAGAACCAGTAGTTATATAAAAGAAAACCCTGCCGAAGCAGGGTTTTTTATTGGGTGATTAGAAATTAATCTTGGTCAGCCAAAGACTTGAAATAATTCATGTCATCATCTTCAGTAGCTGGGACAGTATCAATTACTGAAACGTCTTCATCTTTAAACTTGGCCAACACAGCATCTTCTGCCTTAGTTTTTAAGTTTACAGCAGCATTGCCATCGAAACCTAGGACCTTGTCAAGGCGAGCCTTCAACTGGTCATAAGGTTTGAATTGTTTACGGTCTGTGAAATCTTTGAGTGAGTACTCTTTCTTCCACAAGTCTTCAAGTTTCTCATCATCACCATCAAACAAAGCGGTGATGGAATCAAATTCAGACTTATCGTAGTTACGATAACCTTCAACATTACGAATCTTCAACTTGAAGTTGGCACCTTCCCACATATCAAATGGGTTAGTTGGTTGCTCATCAGGGAACTCAGGGTTCATAGTCTCTGAAATTTTATCAAAGATTTTCTTACCAAACTTGAACAGTTTGATTTTACCTTCATTCTCTGGATGTTTTGGGTCAGAGATGACCAAGATATTTGCGACATAGCTCAACTTACGTTTTTGCTTACGTGCGATATCTTTGTTTGCTTCAATACCAGAATTCCATAGTGTATTGTTGTGTTCACAAACTGGACACTTCTCATTGAGAGTTGTCAAACAGTTATCAATGAACCAACCACCAGGACCTTGGAACCCGTGAGAGAATGTTCGTGCCCATGGAAGAGCATCGTCACCATCTACGGAAGGAGCGGGAAGAAAACGGATGATTGCCATGCCGTTACCTGCCTTATCGACTTCTGGTTGCCAAAAACGTGTATCGTCTTTAGAACCTGCTTCGGCAGTTTGCGTTGTTTGTTCCAATGCTTTGGTCAGTTTGTCCAAAGAAGAACGGTTACGCTTAAGATTTGCAAATGAACTCATATATTACCTCGTATTAAATGTATGTTTTGTATAACGTCTTATCCACAGTATGCATAGTATATCATGTATTTATGCTTCTGTCAAGTAGAATCTCAGTAACTTTTTACATTCACCGAAATCCTTGTAAAGAATGCCTGTACCGCCTGCTTTGACAAATGATTCAATCACATCAGGGGTATCGTCAATCATTACATAGTCTGGTTGAGCATACTTCGCCTTGTTACGGCGACCTGCAACCACGTTAATCTTATAAGGAATGCCGTGATTACATAACCAAACTGTTTTCTGTGCCGCAACATCATCATGTCTGGCATTGCCGCCACTTGATGTTAGAATTTCAATCGGCACATGTAACGTAGCCAGAAAACTAAGAAGATTCTCAGCATCAGGCCAGTACTCTAGTGTTTCAAACTGTTTCGTTTCAATGAAGTCGTGCCAGTTTGTATTCCATTCTTTTCGGTCACGTTGAGAACCTGGTAATTCACCATAACGTTCTGTGTACCGTTTTTCAAAGTTGGCAATTACGCCATCCATATCCAAATAAATTTTACTAATCATATCAATATCCAGGTGCGCTATAATCCGTGGTCTTTGTGTAGATAGCAAATCCATCTGCACCGATTTGTGGACAAACCATAATCGTCTTAGGTAGACCCATGTTATCTTTCTCACCAGATTCACCGCAGATAAAAAACAATCCAGTCTTATCTGCCGTTGCGTGTGCGAAAATCTTTTCCAATTTCACAACACGTTCTCTTAGTTGCCTAAGTTCACCCTCAAACGATTCAACTGCGTGATTCATAATAATTCCTTAATCAAAATACCACGAAACTTATCCTTTTCAAACTCAATGAAAGGTGTATACTTTAACACCTTCCGATGAATCTCAGGATAACGAATCGTGTCCGTAATCTTTCTTTTCCACATCGGCAGAAAACCCATCAACGAATTCAGTATACACAAAGTTTCAATATGTGTAACCTTCTGTAGAGTCATTTTTAACAATACAGGATAGTCTCCGTCTGTCTTCAACAAATCGTTAGGGTCTTCAAACAATTCTTTCAACTTTTGACAATCGGATTGAAACATATATCCCAACGATTGAATTACCTTCATACGTTCTTTATATCGAACAATGGCATCTTCTTGTAACAGGTCACCTGCCCAACAGTTATCATTATCGATAAAGTTGGAGATTAAAAACTCAATGTAATCTTGAGTTTCCTGTCGGCGAGAAAGTTTGTAAAAGTGGTACTTATCTTTTCGTTTTTCGAACGAATCGATAGAAATATTGCTTTTACCATTGTACTTAAAATAGTCATAAGAATCCGTTGAGAAGTGTAGTTTTAGTGAATTGTAAATACTAAATGCTTCATAACCAGTCATAGTTCATATTATAACACATATCAAATAGGAAGGCGGGCAGACTTAGGAAGCATGTTGCATTCCTGAGCATCTAATTCAATCTTTGCCTTTAGATTGGCATTGACTAGACTAGAGGCAACTTCAATCTCCAAGCCCGTTGTTTTACAGTATTCAACAATTGCCTCAATATGATTGTAGTCTGTTTCAGCAACCAATTTCTCAATTGCTTTGGCAAACTTCATCATTTCGTCTTTTGTCGGCATTATCGTACCTGCGTTCTGTTTGTGCCACCGAAAGGACGAGAATACACAGTTTCTCCCTTGTCTGGTGATTCATAGATTCGTTGTTCTGTTTCTGTTTCCGATTCAGAAACTTCTTCGAGCATTGAGTTAACCGCATCATAATCTACCTCTTCAACAATATCAAGTTGTCCATCAAAATGAAATCCCGCACCTCGCAGGAATTGTTCAAACTCTGCCAAGATATCTGGCAAAGAAACGTTGTTGGTTTCAACTGTCACCTTACTATCAAGGGAATCATCCCAAGGATTTCGGTGTTCACAAATAAATGTCATATAGCTCATAATAATCTCACTTCACAATGGTTTCGTATAGTTGTTCAAATTGTTCATGCGTGGCAACTTCTTCATCATAGTTTTGTTTATGATAAACTTTCACCAAACGAGAAACAATTTTTTTAGGTAGTTTCAAGTCATTACAAATTTGCGTAACGGATTCTTTAATGTAATCCTTTTCGCCCTCCATTCGGGTCATTGAACCCGAACATTCACGTAGAACCTTCAACAACTTTTCACGGTCTGCTGGGTTCGATATCTGATTAATTGCCAATTGCATTACTGCCATAATATACTCCTAGGTTACTTTTTGTTTGTTATTTGGAATGTGTATGCAACACAAACCGCATCAACATGAGATGCATAAGAACATCGAATTGAAAGTGGGTCAATACCTTTTCCCATTGCCATTTCGATGTTCTTCGACATTAATACACGTTCATTATAATGATAGATTGCTAAAGAAACAATTGCTGACACAAGAACAATCGTTATTGCGACAATTAGTTGCGTCAGATTACCTTTTAGTGATTCAATCATAATTTAATTTCCTTGTTATCGATGGTTATAAAATCTTTACTGCTCTTATAAAAAATGTGTCGACCAATCTTGGTAGTTTTGGGTAAACGCCAATCAGGATTAACATAGTCTGCATGATAAAACGTTGCACCTTTTGTGTGGTCTTCCATTCTCTCATAGTTCATAAAAACATAAACAGCGAGATTACGTATATCATTATACAACGGATTGTGTTTGATAGTCAAGCGTTTTGAGGCAATAATGGGTTGACATACCCATGAGAATTGGCAAACACCTGCGGTCTTCTGATAAACTACACCACAAATATCATTGGCATAATTGCCTGATATCAATCTGTTTAATGTAACTAAGGCAACCGCAATTTGACCGTCTTTAGGTTCGCTGAGTGATTCAAAGTATATGTTTTCTGCTAAACAATCTATTTGTTTCTGTGCAGGTTTCGATAGAGAATAATAACTCACATTATCGAAAACAAACTTATTTTCATTCTTAACGGTAAATGCTGCTGTTAGAAATGATAGTGCCAGTAAGACACCGATTAATATGGATTTACTTCGCATATTTTCCTCTCTGTGTGTAAAAAGGGAACTGTTAGTTCCCTTGCCCATCAGGACTTCTTAGAAACTTTTGGTATAGTTTCAGAGACAACATTAGACACAAAGCCATTCAAAGTTTGGGCTTTAGTGATAATGTCTTGTTCTGTGGGATAAGCCGGCATTGGTGGGTGGTCAGGTGGTGTGACGCCGGCATGTCTGGCAGATTCTATTTTAGTCTGCCAGTCGTTGGTGACTTGCTCTTTTTTGGTGTAGTAATCTTCTACAAGCATGTCTTTCGCCATTTTTAAAAGTTCTAGGCGAATCTCGAACGGACTCATATTACTCATTTTTAACTCCTGTGTGTGTTATGTGTTACTAGACGTTAGTGTGTTTTGTCTAGTAAGCTTATTTAGTAAACTTTAATCCCATAGCGTTTGATAATACTTACCAAACAATCTAACACCATTACTTACACGTTCTTGGTGCTCACGTAGACCTTCCCAATCAACTTGCGCTTCTTTCAGCCAACGCAATGGTTTAGAGGTCTTACCCTCATCTTCTGGATGTTTAGAGAAATCAATTTCACCATGTTCAATCCAGAATTTACCCTCACCTTTATCATCATCACAAAGTTGTTCAAACGTCCAAATCAATTCATTTAGGAACCAATCATAACGTTTATGAACATCAGGTCCTTCAGAGGTGTCTTCACGATAGAAATCAAAAGTTGATTGTGAATCATAATCTTCTGTTTGTGTAAATCTTAGGTGTTCTGGTACATCTTCAAGTTCGATATAACCTGAACCATGTTTCACTTCTTTGAGTTGTTTCAACATCGGCAGAATTATTGGAGAGAGGGTATAGTCCATAGACCAAACATCCCAATAATCAATCTTAACATACTCTATCGGTGGATGAACCTTATTCAGTACCCATTGAATTGCTTTTGATACAGGTTCAACTTTATCGGATAACTTTTCAACCCATTTTGGATGGTCGATGTTTTTGTCCTCAGGAATATATTCCTTACTACGAGAACATTTAGACCAATCTGTCCAAAAGAATGCATAATCTATTAGTGTGTAAGGACTAATCCAATGATTACGAGGTTTACTAAGATAAACTTTCATTTATATTTTCCAAATGCTAAAACAATATTTGTTCCACCGAATGCGAATGAACTGTTCAATACAACATCAATTTCTTTTTCAAACTTCTTAGTTGGCAAATAGATTCCTTCGGGAATATTTTTATCGGGATTGTCTAGGTGCCAATTTGGAATAATTGTATCACATTCTATAGTGGCAAGGCAAGCGATTGTTTCAATTGCACCCGCTGCACCTAAAGTGTGCCCATGCAACGCTTTAGTTGACGATACCGGTGGAGAAAGATTACCAAAAACTTCTTTGATAGATTCCAATTCAATCATGTCACCAACTGGTGTCGATGTACCGTGAGCATTGATATAACTTACCCGTGTCTTTGATATATCTTTAAGTACCTTTTCAAGTACCATAATTTCACCTTCTTTATTCGGCTTAGTCATAGATTCGGAACTACATGAGAATCCAAAACCTAAAATCTCAGCATAAATCTTTGCACCACGATTTAGTGCATGTTCAAGTTCTTCAAGTATGAATATTGCCGAACCTTCGGCGATAACGATACCACTTCTATCAGCAGAGAATGGTTTAGATGCCTTTGTAGGTTCTTTACTATCCTTAGCGATAGCATTCATTGCTCGCCATGTTGCGACAGATAATTCATTCAAACAAGATTCTGCACCACCAGCTGCAATAGTATCAACCTCACCGAGAGCGATATATCGATATGCTTCACCGATAGCAACTGAAGCAGAAGAACATGCCGCTGAGTATGTGAAAACAGGACCTTTAATCTTCTCTTTGTATGCAATAAAGTTTGTTGCATTATTAGGCATGGAACACACCAAGGCGGTAGGTCTAGTGCGTTTAATTCTCTTTAGGTCGGAATATGATTGTTCAAGTGCAAGAGCACCACCGCCATATCCAACACCCAACATAACGCCTTCAACATCGGTGCCAGAATCCTTGTGTGCTTGTTGATAAGCTGCCCACGCTAAACGTGAGAATCTATCTGTAACACTTAAATCGGTAGAGTCCATATTATCAACGTCAACCTTTACTCTCGCAAGGTTAACACCGAATGGTTCATAAAACTCTACACCAGATTCACCGTTAAACAAAGCTTTCTTCACTTCGTCATATGATGCACCAATTGGTGTTACACAACCAATTCCTGTAATTACAACTCTACGTTTCATTTTTCTTAATCAATCTAATAAATTGAGCAGCGAGGTCGAACTCCCACCACTTCACCTTCTCATCGAAACGACCTGGATATTTGTGGTGATTATTGTGCCATTCACCACCGACCCAGCCGGCAAATAAATCATTCTTTGATGTGTCTGGAGTTTCAAAGTTTCGATATGTAAATCTATGACCAAGATGGCAAAACACATTTACATATCCAACGGCAAGAAACGCCAATGCAACACCAACATTATATGTCAAAGCAAGTCTATAGTCAATAAGCAATAAGGCAATATAGAAGATACCAATAATCGCAATATACCAATCATGTGTAAATTTAATCCACTTATCACGTAGACCATTTGCATACAGTAAACTGGCACCTTTCATATTCCAACGAAAGAACATTGTGTTAAATTTACCTTTTTCCGGATTATGCGGGTCTAAATCGGTATCTGAATATCGATGATGCGTTCTGTGAGCAATCGTATATCCTACTGGTGAACCAAAAGTTACCAGACATGCTGAAAAGGTAATGAAGATGTGCCAGAATTTATTGAGTTTGTAAGAACCGTGTGAAAAATAACGGTGTAATCCTGCATGATGGCAGAAATGTAGTAGGAAAACGAACCAACCTAGAATCGCAAACCAGTACCAAGTTTGATACTGCAAAAGCAAAACTGGCAATGCCATTGAAGCAAATGCCAGTTGTAACAGAATTATGTTTTGTGAATTTTTATCGTTGGCACGAAATAACATTAAAATGGCCATCCATAGGTTAGTATTTCAAGGGTTGATACAAACAGAACACTAAGAAGTATGTAAATCAAATCCTTCTTAGTCATCTTCATATCATCACTTGATTGAGTTGAGGTATCCTGCATATATTGAATCAAAGATATCTTTAAGATTTTTTGGAGCATCTGCATCGCCAAATTTGAATTTCATTTCATCTTCAACGTCAAATAAAAATTCAAGTATTTGAAGAGAATCCAATTTCTCATTTAATTTCTGTAAGTCTTCCAATGGTGCTTCTTCATCAATTTCCATCAAGTTAACATTAAACTTGGATTGGAACATATCTGACACTTGTTGTTTAAGGTCTTCTCTAGTTAGCATATTATTTCCTAAGTGCAATCGCTATGATTAAATCATCTTCATGTGAAAGTGTGAGCACGTATGAACCACTTAATACGTTACCCACATCTTCAACTTGTGGTGCCATACTTTTTGGAAATGAAATGCGAATGTCTCGGTATTGAATTTGTTTACCTTCTGCTTTGACAATCGATTCGTAACATGCCCAAAATTTTGCCACATCTTTTATGTTGGAATAATTGGTATTGAATCTACGATTATATCTATTCAACCAATCAGATTTGAATCTAGATATTTTTGTAATGTCAGTACCAATCATAATAATCCTTGAAAGTGGTGATTCTTCTGTTACGAGGTGAACCACCGAAACCCTAAGCGGCGATTAGGCTGCTAATGCGAACTGTGAGTCGTTTGCTTTTACTTTTTTGCTTCTACGACCGGGTTACCCCAATCCTAATGGCTTTCACATTGCCAAGTTGTCCACTTCTGTACTTCTTGCCCTGTCGAAACTATTCATCCCCATCATAAAGACTTTTTATAATCCAGAACATATAATTTATCCAAATTAATATGCCCCACATATAAACCCAATGCCATTCACCTAACATAAAAGTCCTTATGGTGGAGATGGGGGGATTCGCACCCCCGTCCAGAACACGTTTCTAGTTGCTTCATACAACCATAATCTGCATTATAACACAACCAATTCGTTTTTGCGGTAGTATTGTGTTACATACAATTCAAACTCAGGTAAGTATTTATCTTTTTTCACTTCAAAAATCTGTGATTCTTTACTACCTTCTACACCAATAGCAACGACCAAATCGTCAATTGGTTGACCTGTACGGTCTTCAAACATATCTGCATATGCGGCACATTGCATAAAATAATTTAGAATGCCGTCTGCTGATTTTAATCGTGATGCCGATTTAAAGTCAATGACTGCAATTTTACCTTTCCATTCGGCGATACAGTCAACACGACCTGCAATGCCAAGACGGTCAGAATACAATGCTTGTTCTAGTGAAAAGATTTTACCAATATTATCATCAAGTTGTGGTTTCAATTGCACAAACAATTCTTTGACATTCGGCATCATTGATTGAATTTTCATTGGTGTCAATTCATTCAATAGATACTTCTCACAAATGGTGTGTAATGCGGTACCTCTACGTGATGCCTTTGCGGCAATACGATTAGCTTCTTCTGCACCCACACGTTCACGCCATTCAAACAAAGCTTTCTTACCATAAGGTGCAAGCACAGTAGTTACAGACGGATATTTGTTACCTGTTGGTGTGACATATTTACGACCTTCTGTTGTCGTTTCTGAAACTAAATCAAAATCTAATTCAGGTATTTTTACAAATTCAAACATTATTTACCATCAAGTCGTTTTGTGATTTTATCAATGTGTTTACGTACAACTTCACGGGTTTTAACAGTCTTAATGGATTTATCACCATATTCAGCACCAACTTTTGACATTGGATGTGCTTCACCAACTTTGGCGAGAACCTCTTTGAAACCATCAGGCACTCTATTATTTGTACCGTTAGATGTTGAAACACTAGTTACAATCGATGGCGCCGTTATAATAGGTGTGATGTGAGGATTTTCTTTTAAGAATTCCTCACGCTCAGAAATTTTCATAAAGACTTCAAAGTTTTCATCTGTCTTCGTATCTAAAAATTCATATGTTGGCATTATACCATCCTGGTGTACTTCGTTTTTTCCATGACGCTAAATGCGTC